CTCCTGGATCTACTCAAAACGGAGACACTATAAATTTTTACTACGAGAATAGAATACAAGATGCAGGTGACTATACTAATGCAGCAAACGTTCCTTTTAGATTCGTTCCTTGCATGGTTGCAGGTTTGGCTTATTATTTAGCAATGAAATACGCAGCACCAAGAATACAAGAATTAAAATTAATTTATGAAGATGAATTGGCAAGAGCTCTAGAGGAAGATGGTTCTTCAAGTAGTGTTTTCCTTTCACCTAAAACTTATTATCCAAGTATGTAATTATGGGAAACACAGCAAAAGGAAAACATGCATTATTTATTTCAGACCGAAGTGGTTTGCAATTTCCCTATACAGAAATGGTCAGAGAATGGAATGGATCTAGAGTCCATACTTCTGAATATGAACCTAAACAACCTCAATTAGAACCAAAACCTTTTACAGCTGATCCTCAAGGATTAATGCATCCAAGACCAGACAGATTAGAATTACCTACAGGAGATTTTTTACCGATTAATCCAATTGGACCTGTAGAAAATAATGTTGGCATTACTAGAAGCATAATGAATGTAGCTCAACCAAATAGTGGAATATTAGTTGGAGATTATGTAAGACTAATGAAAATACAACAACCTATACCTATACCTAGTCCTTTTAACAATAGTTTGTCTATTCTAGACATAGAGTTAACTGCAACATTAGGTGCAGATATAACAGCCAATGACACAACTTTAACATTAACAACAGGTATAGGCGTTCCATATATACCTACACTTATTGACGGCGGTTTTTTAATGATTGAAAAAATTAATTCTACAACTGGATTATATGAAAACGAAATTATTCAATATGCATCTAGAAATGCTTTACCTGGAGATACTTTTTATGGTTTAATTAGAGGAACTAATGCACCTTTTAGAGGACAGACTCCCAATAATACTACTGCAAGTGCTCATCTTTCTGGAGCAAGAATTTTCTTTGCAAGAAAAGTAGTTGCTTTAAATACTACAACATCTCCAAGTGGAGGTCAGCCTTCAACAGTGACTAATTATAATGGCTATCAATTAGATTTTTCAAGTGGTACCACTGTTTTCCCTTCTGCAATAGGTGGAGGAAATGGTTGTATTGCTGGTCCTTTAAATGTTAATATAACGGATGGGAGAGCTTAATAAATAATGACATACGCAGAATTAGTACAAAAAATTAGAGATTACACAGAAGTTAGTTCTAATGTTTTAACAGCTACTGTTGTTGATGGCATTATAAATGATGCTGAATTTAGAATTTTAAGAGAAGTAGACTCAGATAACAATAGAAGATATGCTACGGCGAATGTATTAACTAGCACTAGATTTATTGATACTCCTACTAATGCTTTAACTATAAGATCAGCTCAAATTGTGGACTCAGACGGTACTTCTTCTCCTGATAATAGAGAATTTTTACAGTTCAGGGATACTAGTTTTATGTCTGAATTTAACCCTACGGGAGTAACAGGGGTGCCTAAGTACTATAGTTGGTGGGATCAGGACACTATTGTAATGGCTCCTACGCCTGACGCTATTTATACAATTCAGTTAAATTATATCTTGAAAGATCCTGGTTTATCGTCTACAAATACGACTACATATCTTAGTACATATTTTCCCAATGGCCTTTTATATGCATGCCTAGCAGAGGCTTATGGATTTTTAAAAGGTCCTGTTGACATGCTTCAGTTATATGATAATAAGTATGTAGAGGCTGTTAAAGGATTCTCAATTGAACAAATGGGGAGACGAAGACGGGATGAATACCAAGCAGGTGTTCCTCGAATAGGAAAACAATAGGAGAAAAAAATTATGGCTATAACACAAGCGATCGCAAACACATTTAAGAAACAGCTTTTCGAAGCAGATATGAATTTTTTAGCAAGTCAAGACAAATTTAAAATAGCTTTATATACTTCTTCTGCAACTTTAAACTCAGCAACAACTGCATACTCTACTAACCCAGGTGGTGGAGCTGATACTGAAGTTACTAACACTGGTCAATACACAGCAGGTGGTGGACTACTGGTTAATCTAGGAACATCATTAACAGCAGGTGTGGCAAGAGTTGATTTTAGTGACAGATCTTTTACAGGCGTAACTTTAACTGCTAGAGGCGCTTTACTTTATAACACATCATCAGCTACAACTAATGCTGCAGTATGTGTTCTAGATTTTGGAGACAATAAAACAGCTACGTCAGGTGTTTTTACAATTCAATTCCCAGCAGCTACATCAACAGCAGCGATTTTAAGAATCTCTGGTTAACTAGGAGATAGTCTCCTATGGCATCAGGAACTTTCGGAACCGGCCCTTGGAGTAACAACCAATGGGGAGACAACGCTAACCCTACTGTACAAGTAACTGGAATAGCACTTACCAATTCTTTAGGAGACGAAACCACTGCAGGTGAAATTAATGCAGGTTGGGGTAGACTCGAATGGGGTGTTCAAGCTTGGGGTATCCAAGGTACCTTAATTGCTGAAGGTGATGCAGCAACTATTAATTTAGGAACCGCAACAACTCAAATAGACGTACTTCCAATTCCAAGTGGAATTCCAATGACCGCCGTTGTTGGAGATGTATTAATCGAAATTGCAACTACTATTTTTCAAGATGGTATTGCAATGACCAATACTTTAGGAACAGCCGATGCTGGTCCTGACGCTATGGCTACAGGTAATCAAGCCAACATGGCTTTAGGTACAATAGAAGCATACAATCAAACAGGTTGGGGAAGACAATTCTGGGGAAGCAACGCCTGGGGTGTTGAAGGACAGTGGGCAAATGTAGATGTATCTGGAATAGCTATGACTGCAGCTGTAGGAACTCCTACAGAAATTAGCGGAGGTGCAACCGTAACTCTTAATACTTTAAACGTGGCTCAATTGACTTTAGGAGTAGTAGATCCTGCACCTGATGCAATGATCCAAGGTAATTTTATGACTGCTGTTTTAGGTCAATTAGGTATGACTGGAGATGTTTCACCCGATGTTACTGGAATAGCAATGTCCGTTAACCTGGATTCTGTGGCCGTTGATTTAAATACTCCTGTAGATGTTACAGGTATTTCTATGAATAATCAGCTAGCTTCTCCTAGTGTAGTAATTCACGTAGATGTAACAATCACTGGATTAGCCTTGACTATGAACTTAAATAGTGTTAATGCTTTGATTTGGAACACGGTTCCTACAGGTTCAGCACCTACGGATCCTCCTGGTTGGGTGGAAGTCGCTGCATAAAGAGTTTGACACTAACTCTTTAATTTTATAAAATAAATAGTATAAGGAATTAAAATATGGCTAACTCAACATCAGCAAGTTTAAAACTCACAGTACAAGCAACAGGTGAAAACTCCGGAACTTGGGGTGCAATCACAAATACAAACTTATTAATTTTAGAACAAGCAATTGGTGGATATGATGCTTTTAACATAACCAATGCTAGTAGAGCTTTAACTTTTTCAAATGGAGTTGTATCAAACGGTAAAAATGAAGTTATTAAATTAACAGGAACACTAGCTTCTAACTTAAACGTTACTATCCCTGATTCAGTTGAAAAAACATACATTATTGAAAACGCATGTGATCATGCAGGAAATACTTTAACTTTTAAAACTACATCAGGTACAGGTGTTCTTTTATGTGAAGGTCATTCTTATACACTATGGTCAGACGGAACTAATGTTTATAAATCTTCAGAACTAAGAAAATGGAGAGCAATCTCTAGTGCTGAAACAGTTCAAGCTGGAGCTCAAATTTTAGTAAATACAAATGGTGGAGCAGTAACTATAACTCTACCCGCATCACCTGCTACAGGAGATACGGTAAATTTTGTAGACCAGGGTTATGATTTCAACACTAACGCATTGACTGTTGGTAGAAACTCTTCTAATATAGTTAATGGAGCAGCAGATCTTGTAGTTAACACACAAGGTGCAGCTTTTGGATTAGTATTTAGTGGAGACGCTACAACAGGATGGACTTACACGGAGAAATAATATGGCAAATTACGAAGCAACTAAATATGATTTTGATGGAGCAAACCTTACAGGT